AAAAGGTTGACAAAATAAAGTTGAAGGTTTAAACTTTTGTCAAATAGTTGAAGGATTCAACTTTTTATATCCTGATTAATGGACATGAAATAAAATAGAATGACAACACGAACAAGCGTTCGGTGTCGTTCACCGAGGAAGGAGGAACTAATGGATTTCAATTATTCAAAACTCAAGGGGCGGATTGTTGAAAAGTTTGGAACTCAAGGAAAATTCGCTGAAGCTCTTGGGGTCAACCAGATGACAGTAAGCAGAAAGTTGAACGGTGAAAACGCATTCACGAGAAAGGATATGCTCATCTGGGCGGAACTGCTCTCAATCGACAGGGCGGACATTGGAAGTTATTTCTTTGAGTGAAAGGAGGAAGCATGGAAGAAATCACAATTCAAGAGCTGCAGTACAAGGACAAGCTCGATGCAGCCATCAAGGAGCTGAAGGAAGCAAACGAGGAGATCAAAGCCCTGGAAGAGGAGATTGACGGCCAGAATCAGCTGATCAGGGAACTCCGGGCGGAGATTGATGAGATCAGTCACGAAGATGAGGTCGTCATCACCACAAAGCACAAGATCAAAGATCTGACGATCTATTTTGAGGAAGGAGGCAAGAGATGAGCAGGGCAAGAACTTACCCGATCGACGGCAACAAGCTGAAGAACCTGATCCTGACCACCGGCATCACTCTGGCGGAAGCATCGGAACAGCTCGGAGGTTCAAAGGATTATCTCTCCGGAGTCTGCCGGACGAACAAAGCAACAGCCCAGTGCATGAGTCTGATCGCGCTGGTGCTGAACATTCCAAAGGATCTGTACTTGATCGAAGAGAAAAAGGAGGAGGTAGCAACAAATGAATCAGATGGCGATCCGCAGAGCATCATCGAACTATTACAGGCAATCAAGAAATCGGTCGAGAAGATTGAGAAATACATCGAGGAGAAAAGCTATGAACAAAAGACTTTTAATCTTCCTTTTGGTGATCCTGTTGATTGTGGTAGCACTGATGATCGGCTTAGTTGAGATCAGCAAAGCCCGAAGCAATGACACGATCGAACGGATTGACAGAAAGATCGAGGCGGTGATGAACGAATGACGCAGGAACAGGAAGTCTTCACCATCAAAGAACTTAGGGAAAAAGGCTACGGCCGGAATTATCTGCAGCGTATGTGTCACGACCCAGACTTCTGGCAATACGGACACAAAGAAGGAAACGTTTACAAAATTAATCTTAAAAAATTTGAGAAATATCAGGAAAGGAGAACCAAATGGGAGTACCAGTTTTAATTATAGGAAAATCAGGATCCGGAAAGTCAACATCAATGCGTAACTGCGTCAATGATCCTAACTGGAACCTGATTAACGTTCTTGGAAAACCACTGCCGTTCCGTGGAAAGATCAAGCAGTGTTCCACTGACGATTATAGAACAGTTTTTGCCTCTTTGGCAAGTTCCAAGGTCAAAAGCATCGTCATTGATGACGCTGGCTACCTGATCACAAATCAATTCATGCGAGGACATAGTCAGGCCAGCTCCGGAAACGGAATCTTCAATTTCTACAATGATCTGGGCGATGCTTTCTGGAATCTTATCATGTTTATCAAGAACCTTCCGGATGACAAGATCGTTTACATCATGATGCATGAGGACAAGAACGACTTCGGCGATGTGAAACCGAAGACGATCGGCAAGATGCTCGATGAGAAGGTCTGTCTGGAAGGGATGTTTACCATCGTGCTGCGGTGCAAGGAAGAAAGCGGAAAGTACTACTTCATCACGCAAACGCACGAAGGCGCAGTCAGCAAGAGCCCGATCGGGATGTTTGACGAGCTCAAGATCGACAATGATCTCAAGATGGTCGATCAGAAAATTCGCGAATACTGGGACATGGATGCGCCGAAACCACCGGAGGAATAAATGGAACAGAACTGGGAAGATCTTATCAATGCCATCGTTCTGCAGGCCTTCAAGGATCTGCGCTGGGCGAGGAGACGGCTCAGGAGACATCCGGGCGATCTGAAAGCCATCTGGATGATCGAGGATGTGGAACACTTTCTCTTGAGCCAATGGTGCGAGATGCTGACTGGCATTGATGGAGAGTACATTTTCAGAAAATTCAAGGAGCGACTATGAGCTTTATTTTAAAACGATCAAAGATGAACGAGCGCCAGATCTACATGGATCGGTTCCGCATTGATGTGGACGGAGAATGGATGGATCCTCTCGCACCACACACCGGCATCAAGCTTCCGAAACAGTACCTGACGGAATGGGCTGCAAAGTTCGTTCTTGATATGGAACGTGAAGCGGATCCGAGCTGGCACTATGAAATTGATTATTACGAATAACGGAGGAAATTAAATGAAAATACCAAACAGTTATGACACAAACAAAGACTACAACCAGACCAGGGAGCAGATCACTCCGGGCGGTCATAAGTGCATCATTCGTGATGCTATCGAAGGACAGAGCAGCACAGGCAAGCAGATGCTTACCATCAGACTCGACACATCCTTTGAGGACACACAGCCGGGCTTCTTCCAGAAGCGCTTCGAGGCTGACACAAGAGCCGACAAAAAGTGGCCTTGCAATATGTACATCGTTCTGGAAGGCCAGTATGCGGAAACAAACCTCAACAAGTTCCTTTCCGCACTCGATCACAGCAACGCGAACTTTAGACTTGCGCCGGGCGGTGAACTGGATCCGCGTCAGCTGATGAATCTGAAGATTGGCGTGATCTTCCGTGAGGAAGAGTACGAACCGCAGACGGCCACCATGACAGACCTCATGAACGGCATCTACCCGAAGACCGTCAAAGCAGCGTTCTGGTGCGGATATGACACGGCCCTTGAGGAGAAGGCTCCGAAGCCGAAGACCATCAACAAGGTGCAGACATCAACAGCGACACCCGCACCCAGTAATGCAGGATTCGGATTCGTTAATGTCCCTGCTGGAGCTGACGAAACAGAAGGGCTCCCATTCCGCTAAAAACAAAAGAAAAGAAAAGGAGATAGATGAACTATGGAAATTAAATTCACGTTAATCACGGTAGATAAAGAAGGAAACAAGCAGACTCAAGGATATAAGACAGACTGGGCGACTGTCGAAAAGTACCTGAAGATCTGGAAGACTGGTCAAGATCCTAATAACCTCACGGACATTATGATCCATCAGGAGATCGAGAAATGACGAACAGTAAACAGAAGGGAGCAAGAGGTGAAAGAGAAGTCGCGCATATCCTTCAGGAAAACGGATTCACAAGTGCGAGACGGACTGCACAGTTTTGCGGAAACACAGGAGATGCTGCCGATGTGACCGGACTGGAAATGTTTGATATTCACATCGAAGTCAAACGTCAGGAGCAAGTCCGCATCATGGACTGGATCCGTCAGGCTATCAGGGACTGCAAGGGGAGAAATCCTCTTGTGGTCTTCCGTCAGAACAATGGCGAGTGGTATTGCGTCATGCGTTTTCAGTTTTTCCTCGACTTACTCAACAAGATATTAGGAAGGAACAAAGATGGCTGAAAAGAAATCAACACCCTTCTATCATTCGTGGATTCCAAACCTTGAGAAGCTTGGCAGTAAAAGTAAAGCGATCGGTTTTGACCTGATGCTGTCACTTTTGAAGCATGGTGCGTTCGGTTCAGGACTGGAGACAGACGAGTCTGATCCGGTGTCATTTTCCGCAGAATTACTGTTTACAGACTACTCTGGAACAATAGACCGAGACACAGAAAAATACTTCCAAAGGTGTGAACAAAATGCCTCGAATGGTTCTAAAGGAGGAAGACCAAAAACCGAACGGTTTTCTGAAAAACCCAAAAAAACCGAACGGTTTTTAGAAAAAGCGAAAAAACCCGATATAGATATAGATATAGATATAGATAAAGATAAAGACATAGATAAAGAAATAGATAAAGTGGCTTTGAAGAGAGCCAGCAAAAAAACAAAGTTCCATAACTTTGATGAGAGGAATTATTCATCAGAGCAGATGGAAGCAATCGAGAAGAAGCTGGCAGGAGGTGAATCATGACATTCCTTGACTTATTCGCAGGCATTGGAGGATTCCGGAGAGGAATGGAACTTGCCGGACATGAGTGTGTTGGTTTTTGCGAGTGGGACAAGTACGCAACAGCATCATACACATCCATGCACTTGATCACCGAAGAGCAAAGAGAAAAGCTTGCAAAGCTTCCGCTGAAAAAACGTCAGGAGGAAATTCTAAAAGATGAATACAGAAATGGAGAATGGTATGCAGCTGACATTCGCAGATTATATGCCGGAGACATTCCAAGAGCTGATGTGTGGTGCTTCGGATTCCCTTGCCAAGACATCTCAATCGCAGGATACAGAAAAGGGTTTACTGGAAACCGCTCAAGCTTGTTTTTCAGAGTTATGTACCTTCTTGGACAGCTCGGAGAAGAGTCAAAGCCCACTTGGCTGTTCATCGAAAATGTTAAAAATCTGTTTAGCGTTAATGGAGGATGGGACTTCGCCAAGCTTCTCACTGAACTGGACAAGGGGGGGGTATGATGCGGAATGGAATGTTTACAACTCTCAAAACTACGGAGTACCACAAAGAAGGGAACGAGTGTTCATTATCGGACATTTTAGAGGACGATCCGGATCCGAAATATTATCTAACGCAGACACAGCTGGAGACAATGGTCTTTCTATAAAGAGAATAGCGCATTACAGAAGCTACAGAAGAGTTTTTCAGACGTTCAGCGTTGACGGGATATGCGAGACGCTCGATGTAATGCAGGGCGGAGGACGGCAGCCATGTGTATTGACTGATAAGGGAATCCGGAGGCTTACACCGAGAGAGTGCCTCCGCCTTCAGGGGTGGGGCGATGATTACATCAGCAAGGCTGAATTTATCAACAGCGACAGCCAGCTGTACAAGCAAGCCGGCAATGGTGTGACAGTCAGCGTTATTCATGAGATAGCCAAAAGGATTGGAGGAAATGATGAACAGTAAACAGTTTCTGGAGCAGGCGATCGCACTGGAAGACGGCATCCGTTCACGCTTGGAAGAGATCCGGAAGTTTCGTCTACTGGCAGAAGATACAGGCGCGATCCGGTACGACCGCG